ATGTTGTCGAGCTTCGTAAATATCGCGCCGATGGTTTGCTTCATCTCCTTCATCTCGCGATCGTGCGCCAACTTATTGGCCTCGTGCTGCGCCTTGAGCACAGCGATATCAGTGTGATGATCGCCTTGACGGTTATACATTACCCAAACGAACCCAGCGACTGGCAGCACTACCCACTGCATAATTGCATCGATCATCTCGAAATTTACTTCCATGGTTGGCTGCCTTTCTTTCACACTTTTATAGCATATCGAAAAAAGAATTAAAATAATTAGCCTCACCCCCTTGAACTATTGAATTGTTAACCCTATGTTAACAATAGATACAGTGAAGGAGACAGAAAATGCGTAACATTTATATCGAAAACGACAGCCCATTAGCACAAGACCGCGTTGAGCTAATCAAAATCGCTGGCATCTGTATGGATGACAGATGCTTTGACAGTGAACAGCGTGAAAGCATTTTGTCAGAGTTGCGCGGTGCAAGCCTTTTCGACCTGCCCATGCTGCTAGAGCAGAACTTTGACGAAATTACTTTTGTCGAAGATCGTGACGAGCTACGCGACTTTCGTGGGTACTAATCTTGCCAAGTTGCTCCGTAGTTAGTTCAGTGCTAACACGGGGCAAACATATGGAGGCACAAATGATAACAGCATTGAAACAACCGCAGTACGAAGACGTGAGGCAGATCGGCCCGCGCATCAAAGTCAGCATCGCCGACAGCTTGGCCGATTACAGCAAGCGCACGCGCATGCCGCAGGCTCTGATTGTCGAGGAGGCACTCCGCGAGCTGCTCAAGGACGCGGGCTATGACGTCTAAGATTTACGCGGGCATCGACTGCGGCTACCGCACGGGCGGCGTGGCTCTGATCGACAAGAGCGGCTTTGCAGAGGTGCACGACCTGCCAGTCTATAGCGAGGGCGGGGTCGACATCACGGCGCTCAACGACATACTGACCAGCGTGGACATCGACCACATTTTCATCGAGAGGCAGCAAGCTATGCCAAAGCAGGGCGTGTCGTCGACGTTTAAGCTCGGCTTCGCATACGGGCAGATCGTGACAACCGTGGCGCTCACACAGACGCCGTACACGATCCTAACGCCCGCTGGATGGAAGAAGGGCCTACGCCTGCCGAGCGACAAGGACGCGGCCCGCAGATTGGCGCAGCAATGGTATCCGAAATGCGCTGGCGACTTCACACGCAAGAAAGACGAGCACCGCGCCGAGGCGCTGTTGATCGCACACTATGGGAGCATGTTGGAATGAATGCAAAATGGAAGAGATATGAGACAGAGCGCAACTTCGACATTCTCGAGCGGCACTTGTCTGGCGAAAGCACCCGATCGATTGCGGAGCGTTACAGCTTATCGCGCAGCCGCATCTGGCAGATTTACACTGTACTTAAAAAATCATTGAAGAAGAAAATGGCGGAGCAAATCAATGGCTGACGTACTGAGAGACATCAAATGAGCACAATACGCTACGACATGTCCAACGAGGAATATCACGCGAGCGACGCGCTCAGCGCCTCTGGCGCAAAGACGATCGCGCTCGAGAGCCTCTTCGACTTTAAATACGCAGAGCGCGAGCACAAAACCGCGTTCGACGTCGGCACAGCGACGCACACGCTGGTCTTCGAGCCGCACTTGGCGGACACCGTGTGGTGCGGCCCAGAGACGCGTCGCGGCAAGGCGTGGACGGAGATGAAGGACGCTGCGGACGCCGCAGGCGCGCTGCTACTCACGGATAGCGACTATCGATTGGCCAAGGGAATGGCCGAAGCCGTCCGCGCCAACCCCGACGCAGCGGAGCTGCTCACGTCGCAGATGACGTGCGAGGCAAGCATATTTGCGCGGGATCACATTTACGGCGTCGACTTGCGCACGCGCCCAGACGGGTGGCGCAAGGACATCGCAACGCTGATCGACTTGAAGACGACAGTCGATGCATCGCCAGAGGGCTTCGCCAAGCAGGCGGCGAACTTTGGCTACCATATACAGGATCAGTTCTATCGCAGGGTCATGACGCTCGCGGGTCACGAGATTGACCGCTTCGTCTTTATTGCGGTAGGAAAGAAGGCGCCGCATAAAGTCGGCGTCTACGAACTCGACTGGCGCACGCTCGATGAGGGCAACGCGGCAGTCAAGTATGCGCTCGAGCAGTACGCAAGGGCGCAGGAAACGGGAGTGTGGGACTACGGATTTGGGGAGCTGCAAACCCTCCAGATACCGCCATACGCCTTTAAATTCACCGAGGCAAATTAAGTCAGGAGACACACATGCCAATAGAATTTACATCAGAAAGCAGCGGGAACTCGAACTTCGTCCGCGTCAATCTTCCGCAAAATCGCTGGACCCTCAAAACCGAGGGCGGCGACGAGACGATTGACATGGAGCGCGGGATCGCGATCGACATCAAAAACGTCGTCTTTGGTTGGCTTCATATCGACGTAGGTGTCCGCGATTGGCAGCCGTGGCCATCGCCATCACAGCAAATCGCCAAGCCCAGTGACCAACACAAAAAGGGCTTCGAGGTCGATTGCTGGATGGGCGACGGACGCGCGGCACAGTTCAGCGGGAACAGCTACGGGCTGGGATCGTTCATCGCGAAACTCTACAACGACGCAGAAACGCGTCCAGAGTTTGCGACGCAAATCCCAGTGGTACAGGTGACTAGCTCGACGCCTGTCGTAATCGGGAAGGGGACATCGTACGACGTCGGATTTAACATCCGTACGTGGATAGATCGTCCGTCCGAGGATGCTGCTCCCGCTGCGCCAGCACCAGCGCCAGCCGCTGCACCAGAACCCGCGCCCGCGCCCGCAGCGTCAGGAGGTAGCGACTTCGGGTTCTAAAAAACGTACGAACGCGCCCCGCCTAACGGCGGGGCGTTTATAATGAGTGAGAGTGAGTGATATGGAAAAAGATTTTAGTATAAAAGTCACCGTGAGAAACGGACGTTTACTGAGAGCAATACGAAAAAACTTCGAAAGCGTAGCTGCGTTTTCACGCTGTTTGGGCAGAAGCGGCACTGCGGTAAATAACTTGGTTACGATGAGAGCGAAACCTTTTGCTAACAATCGTTGGACAGATTTAGCGTTAGACGTTTCAGCTCTTGCTGGCGAGGACCCAGAGGACCTTTGGCCAGAATACATGCGAGAAGTTAAGTTGCAGCGCGCTACTGCTGAACTAAACGCTGACCTAAACGAAGTGCAGGCTATTACGCAAAGCAAATCACCAGAAAAGCAAATTGCGCAACTGGATGCGGTAAAGCAGCTTGTGTCAGGCTTAACTCCAAGAGAGCTGCAAGTTTTAGAGCGCCGCTTCGTGGAAGGCGCGACGTTGCAGGAAACAGCAGACGAGCTAAACATATCTCAAGAAAGATTGCGCCAAATCGAGGCGAAGACGCTGAGAAAGATGAAATCTCGAGCAGTGCGCAACGGATTTATGAAGCGCCATGAAGAAAGAGTGGTCACTCGTGAACTAAGAGGCATGAAACTTTACGGGACACAAGTTACGTATACTTCGACTGATTACGCCAAAGCACTATTAGCAGACGAAGAGTGAGCAACATGTCAGAAGCATATTTTAACAAGGTACGAGAGAGCGCCGTCGGCGAAATGCTGTCAACGATAAAAGGCGGACGCAACGAAACACTAAACAAAGCCGCATACGCATTAGGGCGCCACGCGCACCTTGCCCCAGCAAACATCGATGCGGCGGTCAACGAATTACACGCAGCCGCAAAACAAATCGGCCTCAACGATATCGAAATCAAAGCCACCATCGGGTCAGGCTTTAAACGCGGCGGCGAAAATCCCAAGGTTCTCGAGGACAGCGACGCAATCCCATACACGCCTTCCGAGTTCGACCGCCTCATCGGTCGCCTCGCCAGCAAGGAAATGCTAGTGCGCGACGAAGAGACACGCCAAGACAAGATAAAGAAGGCGCAGGAGCAATGGGAGCGCGCTGTACCGATATCACGGGAGACAACCGACGCAGTACGCCCAGCGCTCCTTTACCTCAACTCACGGGGCCTTAGAGCGAGCACAGCGGTCGACGTGGCGCGCTTCAGCCCCAACGTATACGACGGGCCTGCGATAATCTTCCCCGCGCTCAACGAAGACGGCGCAATTCAAGGCGTGCAAGCCGTGCTGCTCACGCCCGAGGGCAAGAAGCGCGAGCACAACGGCATCAGCAAATACTCGCGCGGCGTGCTCGCTGGCAACGTAATGCGGATCGGCAACGAACACGACGGCGGCGCAATCATCATGTGCGAAGGGCCAGAGGACGCGCTCAGCGTCAGACAGGCCGTCAGCGGTTACGCGGAGGCAACTATCGTCTGCACGTTTGGCAAGGCTGGCATGGCCTCGTACAACGTCCCACGGGCGTCTGACGTCACGATCTGCGCCGACCCTGACCTCGACGTCGACAAGTGCGCAGAGGTTCTCGCAGGCGACGGCAGCACAGCCGTGCACGTTGTGCACTTTGATCGCCTCGGCGTCGAGAACGTCAAGGACGCCAACGACTACCTCAAGGAAGCTGGCGAGGAGGCGCTCAAGCTCGCACTTTCGCAGGCAAAGCCAGTCGAGCAGGCGAAGCAAGAAGCCATCGCAACCGAGCGCAACTGGCCGACGCTGTTCGAGCCAATCAGCGGGGCAGACATTCCCGCGCGGCGCTGGGTCTACGGCCACCACTACATACGCTCATACGTCAGCGTCGTGGCCTCCGCAGGGGGCTTGGGCAAGTCATCCATGCAAATGGTGGAGGCGTTTAGCATCGCAACGGGCAAACCGCTCCTCGGGGAACCCGTGCACGAGCCGTGCAACGTCTGGATCGTAAATCTCGAGGACCCAATGGAGGAGATGCAGCGCAGGGCGGCAGCCGTGATGCAGCACTACGACATCAAGCCAGAAGAGGTGCGCGGCAAAATCTTCCTAGACGCAGGGCGCGATCTCAAGATGATCTTCGCCAAGCAAACACGGGACGGGCTGGAGATTATCGAGGAAATCGTCGAATACATGATCAAGGTAATCAACGAAAACAACATCTCAGTCGTCTTCATAGACCCGTGGGTCGCCGCAATGGGCGGCATCAGCGAAAACGATAACATGGCGATGAACGCGGCGGTGGGAGCCGTGCGCGCAATCGCAGACGCAACGGATGCAGCAATCGTGCTCACTCACCACATTCGCAAGACGAACGGCGAGGAAGCTACGATCGACAGCGTGCGCGGCGCTGGCTCACTCATCGGGGCCGCGCGCGCTGCTCGTGTACTCAACCGCGTCACGCAGGAGGAAGCCATGAAGCTCGGCGTCAGCGAGAGCGAGAGCCTCGGCATCTTCCGCGTCGACGACGGAAAAAACAACCTAAGCCTGCCCGCAGCCAAGGCGCTCTACAGACGCATGCAGAGCGTGCCGCTGGCCAACGGTGAGTTCGTGGGCGTCGCCACGGAGTTCAAGCTGCCAGACTTGTTCGACGGCATAAGCGCCAAGCACGCGATGGAGGTGCAGCGCCTCGTCGGAGCAGCCGAGGAGCGCGACGAGCCGATGAGAAAAAATGTCCAAGCGAAAAACTGGGTCGGTCAAGCGGTCGCCGTTGTGCTAGACTTAGACATGGACAAGAAACACGAGAAGGCGAAGGCAAAGGCAATCGTGGCGAAGTGGCTCGAGACTGGCGTCCTACGAGAAGCCGAGTGGAAGAGCGCACGCGACGGACGCGAGGTGCCAGTGATCGTCGTCGGCGAGTGGATCAATAGATCGGAGGCAGGGTTATGAGCTACAGCGAAAACAGAGACGAGATCATGCGCGTCGTGTATTGCAAGAAGTGCGACGGATACGAGGTGGAGTGGAACGGAGCCAACAAACGGGTGCCGTCGCTGACCTGCGATCAGGACATCGCGGAGGCGATCAAAGCGTGCGCCGACGCCATCGAGGAAATCGCAGAGCTGGAGGAGCTGCTCGGGGCGTTGCTTTTGCGCGACGTTGAGGCTCCGCAGTATCCGCACTAGCGGTGCGGCGTGGTGCGGAAGGTGCGGAAAATAAGCCGTAAACGTTACCGCCGCACCTCTAGCGTATATAATACGCTAGTGCGGAGAGTAGTGCGGGGCTTATAATTGTAAGTGCGGAGAAGGTGCGGAACAGAGTGGAGTAATAGCATGGTCATGAAGCAGAGAATTACAGTGGGGAAGGCAAAGGCGAGGGGACGTGATCCAGTTGGGCACGTAAAGCCAGACGAGGATGCGCTGGTCATTAAGGCGGCAGTCTGGGGACAGCTCGAGCCACTCCAGCGTGTGGCGGATGAAAAGATTAAGCGTTGGGGCGATTACCTGCCGAAGTGCGTGCCGCCTGAAATGGCTGGTCGCTTCGAGGCAGCATACGAAGCGCTCGAGGCTGCGGTGCTCGATAATGACGTCGTCAAGACGCACGAGATTGCGGGGCAGCTTATCAGAGCGTGGGACGTCCTCGAGAAGACAGCAATCGCAGCGGGGCACGAGCCGCTCAAGGAGAGCGCATGGTGCGTGCAGATGGAAGAGGGCGACGTGATCTGTATCGCACTCCACGGGCACGCTGAGCTGCGGCAGAAGTTTCCGCATTGGACGGTCTACGGGATCAAGGACGCGTGCCGCATCCTGCGCGCAGACTGGACGGCGTCATTCTTGGACAAGGCTTACGACAGCTTCCCGAATGCGAAGCTCACGAAAGTCGTGTACAATGGCGAAGACAAGGAACCGATCAACTGGGACTTAGGAGGAGACGAAATTCCATGGTAGGCGAAGTCGGCATGGCAAAGATGGCAGCGCTCGACGCTGTCGGAGAGGAAGAGATACTCGAGCGCATTGCGCAGGGCGAGACAATGCAGATGCTCTGCAAGCAGTACGACATCGGCACGAAGCTCTGGTACAAGTGGCTCGATCGCGTCGAAGGGCGAAGAGATAGATACAACGCAGCGCAAGCAGAGGCGGCGCACTTCTACGCGAACAGAGCGGTGCAGACTGCGCAAGCTGTCACGCCTGACATGGTCAACGTGGCGAGGCTGCAAGTGGATACGGACAAGTGGATCGCGTCCAAGCTCAACGTGCAGTACGACACGAGGCAGCGCGATGTCGCGGTAAACATCAGCGTGACAGACTTGCACGCGCAAGCTGCGCAGCTACTCAACAGCGTGGAGATGCGGGACGTGATCGACGTGGACGCGGAGGACGTGAGCGATGCGTAAGTGGCGATTTCACGCACTGGCGCAACACTGCGCACGCGGGCGCGCGCGTAAACTATCGCGTTTAGTTTTGCAACCGTTAAGTGTATTCTGCAGCGCAGCAAGCTGCAACGCAGCATCGAATGCGCGCAAACCCCTTATTTATATGTCGTATGCGAAAAGTTGAATTTAACATAATCGACATTATGCGACTTTTGGGCGGATTTTCGTGCTGCGATGCAGAAAAATCGCGTTTTGACCCCCCCCTTCGATCGGATCGGCCCCCGTCAAAATACGAGGACCTCCCCACGCACCCCCGTTAAAAAAATTTCGGAGAACCCACATGACCAACGATAACCCGTTTTTGAAGCTGATGTCGCGCTACCGCGATGACCCAGTTGCCTTTGCCCGCGAGGTCATCGGCATCGAGCCTGACGAGTGGCAGATTGAGCTTTTGGACGCTGTCGCCGCGCCTGCGGTGCGACGTGTTTCCGTTCGATCTGGCCATGGCGTCGGCAAGTCCACGGCGGTCGCGATGGCTGCGATTTGGCATGTGCTGATGCGCATCCCGAGCAAGACGGTTGTGACGGCGCCTACGTCGTCGCAGTTGTTTGACGCGTGTTTCGCGGAGATGAAGAACGTGGCCAAGCGGCTCAAGCCCCCGTTTAACAACTTGCTCGAGATCAAGAGTGACCGCATTGAGCTGAAGAGCCAGCCCGAGGCCACGTTTATTTCGTGCAGGACGTCGCGCGCGGAGCAGCCAGAGGCGCTTGCGGGCGTTCACAGCGAGAACGTGCTCCTGATTGCCGACGAGGCGTCTGGCGTGCCGAACGCGGTGTTCGAGGCTGCGTCTGGCTCGATGTCTGGCCACAATGCGACGACTATTCTGACGGGCAACCCCACGCGGAATACGGGTTTCTTTTACGACACGCACTCGCGGCTGAAGGATGACTGGTACACGATGCATGTGAGCTGCGTTGATAGCCCGCGCGTTGCGGAGGATTTCGTTGGTGACATGAAGAAGCGTTACGGCGAGGACAGCCCCGCGTTTCATGTGCGTGTACTTGGCAACTTTCCCCCGAGCGAGGAGGACACGGTTATTCCTGTGGCATTGATTGACGCGGCGATGAATAACGATATTCGCGTACACGAGGACACGACGGCCATATGGGGCTTGGACGTTGCGCGTCAGGGCGGCGATGCGAGCGTTCTGTGCAAGCGTCAGGGGCCTGTCGTGCATCCGTTGACGGTTTGGCGCAATCTCGACTTGATGCAGCTCACTGGTGCTGTGAAGGCGGAGTATGACGCGTTGCCGCCGTCCAAGCGGCCAGCGGAGATCATTGTTGACAGTAATGGCTTTGGCGCGGGTGTTCTGGATCGCTTGCGTGAGCTTGGCTTGCCAGCGCGTGGTCTGAATGTGAGTGAGCGCGCGTTATCGAAGGACACGTATTTGAATTTGCGCGCTGAGCTGTGGTTTAAGTGCAAGGCGTGGCTGGAGGGTCAGGACGTTAAGCTGCCGCGCGATGATTTGTTGTGGGCGGAGCTTGCGGCGCCGCGTTATCACTTTACGAGCGCGGGGAAGTTGCAGGTGGAGAGCAAGGACGCGATGAAGAAGAGGGGCGTTCCCTCGCCTGACCGCGCCGATGCTGTTTGCTTGGCGTTGGCCAATGACCACACGACGATGGCGTTTGGAACGAGTTCGAGCGGCTCATGGAGCCGCCCGTTGAAGCGTAATATACGTGGAGTTGTTTAGACCGTGCTAAACGTTTTGATGTTGGGGGCGTCAAGTTCGACGCCCTCCATGTAAGCCTCGAGCTTTTCGAGCGGTATGTTTTCGATTAGCTTAACGGCCTCCGCTCGATCATGTTTTGAGTGCCAGTCGTTCATAAGTTGAAAGATGACTTTTTCTACCAATTCACTTTTGGTCATTGCGACCTCCTTTTTTGTTTAACATATACATGTTAACATATTGTTAACAGATAGTCAACAGCTAATTTTAGGTGCGATCGCGCGGTCCTCGGACTGCGTATCGCTTTTTGACTTGTTGAACGGCTTGGTGCGTCATGCCTAGCTCTTTTGCGATGGCGCGGTTTGTGAAGCCTTCCTGTATCATCTCGATGGCGATTTGAATGTGCTTGCGCGCGCCTATGCGTGACGAGATTGTGCCTACGGTGCCTTGATTGATCCCGAGTTTTTCGGCGATTTGTTTTTGCGTGTATCCTTCCTTCGTCATGCGTATGATTGCTGCGTGGCGTTCGGCTTTGACGTGCTTGCCCTCGACGGACTTTTTCTTGTGGTCTTCGGGTTGCGTGATTTGGCTGCCCCCCTTTTTTCGTTAAGCGTGCGTCTCTTGTGTTGCAGTTTCTCGCATCATTGCCATTAGCTCTTCGGGTGTTGGCGATCGCCCGTTTTTGTGGGCGAACTCTTGGAGCTTGTTCATATGTGATATCCTTCCTCTCTGCGATTGTTTACGAATTTCTTTAGATCGTCTTTGGCGTACCAGTAGCGATTACCTGCGGACGGTGACGCGTCTTTTTTTGTCCACGCTTCCATCCAGAAGTCGACCTGTTGTTTCAGAAACCTGTACTCCGCCTCTAGCGCGGGCGGTAGACCTTTTTTTGCGCTCGACAATGGTGCCTCCTATGTTGATGAATTTGTCGATCCAGCACGGCGCGCAGTGGTGGACGTAATTGTCCACCGTAACCGACGTTGCGCCGCACTCACAGCATACATTATTTTGCATTGTTTTTTGTCCTTCCTCTAGGTTTTTTTATGGGCGGTAGATCGGCTGTTAGCGCGTCTGGGTTATTGCGTTTCCAGCGTGCGTTGAGGCCGATTGTGTGCGTGATTTCGGCGAGCAGCGCCTCTGCAGTGTCCTCGCCGTCCACGATTTCTTGCAGGCGATCTGCGATGTGAAAGATGCAAACTCTATCGTCGATCATGCTGGCTCCTTTCTTGGCATGTGATAGCTCTTTTTGACGCCGAATGCGGGGTGTCCCGCTTCGTATCCATGGATGTATTGCTCCCAGCGGTTGCGTGTTTCGCTCCAGCGAGTGTTTTTCCAGCCCTTCTCTCCTACGCGCCAATGACCACGGCGGAAGTGTAAAGGTAATCGCGCACCGCTGCCCTCTTCATGGTCCTTGGCTTTAACAGGTTTGTCCACGTTCCATGTCACCATATTCCAACTGTCAGGAATAAAACGACCTGTCGCCTTCTTGAACGACTGACGCTTTACTAGGCTAACGTCTCGCTTACCTTGGGTCACAAACCTTGGTTGGTTGATTATCGCAAGCAGCGCGGCTGCTATTCGTATATGCTGCGAAAATGATCGTGTAGCTTCGTCAATCCACTCTTCTGTCGCGCCCCTGTTTTCTTTCCATTCTGGAAAGTTGTAAATGTCAAACATTTCATAACCCTCAATCACACTCACTTCACCGATAGGCATAGGTGTCGGGTTCGGAGCCTTACCGTCAGACCTTTCCTCATATGGGTGATCCAAAGTCGCAACGATATAATGAAGGCCTTGAAACTCTTCATTCTGTTTGGCGTCGGGGGTTGGAAGACACAAGTACATATACTGGTTGTTATTTGGACTATCTAAATATTGCCCCCACTGATTTAAATATAGCCCAACAGCCTTTGCTGG